ACCATTCCGCAGGACGAGGCGGAGCTTATAATGATAAACCTGAAAAAGGTGCTCAGCGGCTCTATCGGTAAAAATCTGCTGGAATATTCGTTTCCAAAGGTCGCATATCTTGAGGGTGGCGCACAGCCTTTCATGTATGAAACATTGCAAAGCAAGCTTCTTAATGAAGAAAAGGTTGATAACTTTCTGAATGTCATTGTGGAAAAGGTGGAGTATGTGTCAACATATACCATTTTCATGGCACATTGTACATATTCTGTGTTGAAAAAGAACAAAATGGGCGAGTTTGAGGACGAAGCTGACACTGATTACAACTTTATAGTGACAGCTCTTTGTCCTGTAAATCTGCGTATTGACGGGCTTGTGTATGATGAACGGGACAACTCTATCGCTAAGAAAGAGTCATGCGACAGAATTGTTGAACTGCCAAGTGACGGTTTCCTGTTCCCTCTTTTCAATGACCGTGCACCAGATATCAACGGCGTGCTTTACTACACGAAAAACGCCAAAAAGCCGAACACTTCCATTGTGGAAGAGCTTCTTGGTTGCGAGTTCTCAATGACCTGTCAGAACGAAAAGGAAACTTTCAAGGATATCCTCACGAGCGTTGTTGGCGATGAGCTTGACTATGATCTTATCACTACTGTGAATGACAAGATTTCCACATTTGTTGACCAAAATGCTCATGAAACTGAGATACCGACAATTGACGAACATAAACTTTCGTCTATTCTGTGGGAAGCTGGAGTTAGTCAGGATAAGCTGGAAAAGTTGCATGGTGTGTATGAGAACGCTATGCACGGCAAGGTTTTCAGGGCTGTCAATCTGGTGGAGGATAAGGTAACGATATCAGGAATGGGATTCAAGATGACCGTAGACAATTATCACAAAGGTGACGTATCTACAGCAATAGGCAAGGTTATTTTCGGTGTTGCTGATACGGCTGTTGACGTGAATGGTGTCGGTATTAAAATGGGCGGTGTTGCTAATGGCTGACCCAATGACCATGTCACGCCTGAAAGCCTACCGCAGGAACGTCTCAGCCATTGAGGACATCAAGGCAGAGCTTTCAGGTAAGTACGTTGCCGACAGTATCAGCGTATGCACTCCGCCGTCCTACACGCCCCACAGTACACGCATAGACGGTTTTCTGCCAAGTGGCGATACACTTTCACTGCTGTGCGAGCAGGCACGGCTAGAGCGTGAGCAGAGGGCTGTTGAGGAGTTTATCAAGGGGATAGAGGACTATCAGACACGGCGAATGTTCGTTCTGAAATTCATCAAGGGTAAGACGTACTTGCAGATAGCTATGCAGGTGAGCGGTGGAAGAATGTCAGAGAGCTGTATCAAAATGCGTATACAAAGATATTTGCAAAAAACATGATAAATGTGACGTTTGTGACTTTTCACTATGTTATAATTTAAACTGAGGAAAGTGTAGATGTACCTCAGACTTGTACTTTCATTGAAGTCACCTCCAATTTTCTAAGCCCCGTAAGGGGCTTATGCAGAACGTGAGTGCATGAGCTTGCGTTCTGTTCCATACGGTCAGTTGGTTGCCCGGAAAAGCCAACACATAATATTTGAACCGCCGCCAAGCTTTCGGGCTTCGGGCGGTGTATGCAGGTCGAGAGCGTGCCAGCTCAACATCTGCTCCACCATTTACAAAACTCCTTATAATATATTTGTGAGAGGCACTCCTATGGGGTGCCTTTTGCGTTGGAAAACAAAAAAAGGCGGTGCTGAATTGAATAATAAACAACGCTATGAAAATTTACAGCACGGCTTTTATGCTGGTGCAGGTAAATATGATATACCTCAGCTGACAGGCTCAAAGATTACAGATTTTCCTGAACTTATTGGCTTTAATTATGCAAAGACGACAAAGAACAGGCAGAATAAGGGAGTACATTTCTTTCTTGATGATTATCAATTTCTCAGGCTTTGGAACAATCCGACCGCCTATCTTGATATTCTCAAAGGTTTCAGATGTGTCCTTACTCCTGATTTTTCACTATATGCTGATTTTCCGACAGCAATGCAGATATACAATCATTACCGCAAGCATTGGCTCGGTGCGTTTTGGGAAGATAACGGAATTGAAGTTATTCCAACTATATGTTGGAGCGACGAAAAGTCATTCAAATGGTGTTTTGACGGAGAACCTGTCGGCGGGACGGTGGCTGTATCTTCTGTGGGTACACAGAATAGCAAGGTCGCAAAGACAGCGTTTTTGACAGGTTACGAGGCTATGTGTGAAAGAATTAAACCTGAAACCGTATTGTTCTATGGCAATGTTCCAGATGAATGTAAAGGCAATATTGTACACATAAAAGCGTTTTCAGATAAATGGAAAGGAGCGAAAATAAATGGGTGGTAGAGGTAGTTCGAGCAGCTTAGGAGGCTCGAGAAATGTAACTTCAGAAGAAAGAGTCAAGGTTCTTGAAAAGAAAATCGACGACATAAAAGAAAAGTTGGCTACGATTGTATCAGAGAACGGCAGTGCAATGGGTCTTCCTGATAAATATTATGATTTGCAAAAACAAAGGGATTCTTTGGAACGTGAACGCAGCAAAGAACTTGGCAAAATCGCACAAAACAGAAAGCCGACATATGAAACGAAAGAACATCACACTTTTGTGAATGGTTGGGGCGAGGCAACAACAAGAGAAATTACAAGTTTATCATATAAACGAGCACAAGCTCGACTAGATAAAATAATAGAATCAAGATTTAAAAATCGTTAAAAGTTGAAATTCGTCCGCTTGTTAGGAGGTGGTGAAGCCTTTGAGTAAATTCCCACATTTCAAAACTCCTTAAATTATTTTCACGAAGGCGGCTGCATTTTGCGGTCGCTTTTGCGTTGAGAAGGTGACCTTATGCCAATACCAAGACCAGACCGAAGCGGTTCACACCAACAGCAGTTCCGCATCAACAAGAAGAAGATATACGCTACCCAAACAGTTTGCGGTATCTGTGGTAAGCCTGTTGATTTTTCATTGAAATATCCGCACCCACTGTCAGCTTGCATAGATCATATCATACCCATTGCCAAAGGCGGTCATCCTTCGGACATTTCAAACTTGCAGTTGGCACATTGGTGCTGTAATCGCCAGAAATCTGACAAATTGGTGGAAAAACAGGTGTTTGACCAGTCTCTTGACCTGATTTCCAACCGAATTTTACCACAATGCTACGATTGGAAGAATTTTTAACAAATTATTGACAATATGGGGGGTATGCCCCCTTTGAGGTCAAAAAAGACCTTCACCGCCGCACTGCTTATATTTCTCGCAGGATTGAAATAACTGGAAAGGATATACAAGATGAGCGAATACAAAGGCATGACATATTTGAAAAAGAAGCTTTCCTCAAAGGCTACGAGGGTCAATGTGCGCTATGACTACTATCACATGAAGAACAGCCTTGCTGACATGGGCAAAATGATACCGCCAAGCTATAACTGGATACGTCCTGTGCTAGGCTGGTGTGCAAAGGCTGTTGATACCCTTGCGGACAGAATAGTATTTGACAGTTTCGAAGACAACACTTTCTACGTCAACGAGATATTTGACAACAATAATCGTGACGTGTTCTTTGATTCTGCTATTCTCTCAGCATTGGTGTCCTCCTGCTGTTTTGTGTATATTTCGACTGACGAAACAGGTTATCCACGCTTGCAGGTCATTGACGGCAGTAATGCTACTGGCATTATCGACCCTATCACGAATATGCTCCGTGAGGGTTATGCAGTGCTTGACAGGGACAACAATTTCAACCCCACCATTGAAGCCTACTTCACTGCCGAACAGACAGAGATATATCGCAGAGGCTATGATGTTGAGATCTATGACAATCCTGCGCCTTATCCTCTGCTTGTGCCTATCATATACCGCCCTGATGCTGTTCGTCCTTTCGGTCACAGCAGGATATCAAGGGCGTGCATGGAACTTGTGCAGGAGGCTATGAGAACGCTCAGGCGGTCGGAAGTATCAGCCGAGTTTTACAGTTTCCCACAAAAATATATACTTGGTCTTTCGGATGATGCCGAAAAAATGGACAAGTGGGGTGCAACAATGTCCTCACTGCTGACTATCACCAAAGATGATGACGGCGGCAATCCTACTGTCGGACAGTTTCAGCAGCAGTCCATGTCGCCATACTCTGAACAGCTTAAATCTATAGCTTCGCTGTTTGCCGGAGAAACAGGGCTGACCCTTGATGACTTGGGCTTTGCGACATCCAATCCTGCCAGCTGTGAAGCAATCAGAGCAGCGCACGAAAATCTCAGACTTACTGCAAGAAAGGCTCAGAGAACGTTTGGTAGTGGTTTCCTTAACGTGGCTTATCTTGCCGCCTGTGTTCGCGATAACACGGCCTATATGCGCTATGCTTTCAGTGACATCAAACCGCAGTGGCTTCCCATTTTTGAACCTGATTCTGCCGCACTCTCAGGCGTGGGTGACGCTATTTTGAAAATTAATCAGGCCGTTCCTGACTATCTGGGTGCAAAGGGCATCCGTCAGCTCACAGGCATAGAGGGCGAAAACAATGGCTGATATCGGTGCAGAACTGCTTGAAAAAATTCGTGCCGAGTTTCAAAAGACGTGCAAGTCTGATAAGTACATTCAATCGGTTTTGAAGAAAATAGAGGGCGGCACTGCAAAAATGGAAGAAGTCGCCTTGCTTTCAAAACAGCTTGGTCGGCGTGCTTCGCAAGCTATCGGTGCACACGTCAACGTAGCGGCTTTGCCTGACGGCAAGATGTATTACAATATCGCCGATACCATACTCTCAGGTGTTCTGAAAGATAACTATGATATCATCAATTCTGCGGCGGCAGAGTGCCAGAAAGCTCTTGACAGCCAAGCAGGCATTAACATCAGGCCGCAGCAGGCTGAATTTCCTGCAGAGCGTGTGCAGGCGGTAGCCAATGCGGCTTCTATACCTGATATCACAGAAGAAGTTATGATACGGCGAATGACAGCTCCGGCACAGAACATCACTGAGAGTTTTTACAACGATTATGTTCAAAAAAACGTGAAGTTTCGTTCTGACGCAGGGCTTGACTGCTACATCATTCGCAACGATCACGGCGGCTGTTGTAAATGGTGCGCAAAGCTGGCAGGCAAGTATCACTATCCCGAAGACGTTCCGAAAGACGTTTACCGCAGGCATGATAACTGCGGCTGTACTGTTACATACCTCAACGGTAGAAAGGCACAAAACGTGTGGAGCAAGACCAGGTGGGACGTTTCTGACGATGAATTTGAACGTATGAAAAAAGCTGGGGCCAGAGAGCCTGTCAGAATTGTTGACAAATCGGGCAAATGTGATATAATAGAAACAAAGAAGCCAAATTATGCAAGGGCTACATATGAAATTCAGCACGAATGTGAAGTCAATAAAGTTGCTTACAACAAAGTTGAAAAACTCTCTGAGCAATTAAGCAACAGCAAGATCATAAACAGATTGGCTGGTGGAGATATGACAAAAGGCTCGTGTGCTTCACTTGGGTTTGCTTACATAGGCAATAAGAACGGACTTGACGTTCTTGATTTCAGAGGTGGAAACAGTCAGGATATATTCTCAAGAACGTCCACGATAAAGAAAGTCCTGGAACTTCCAAACGTGAAAGGTGCTGTGGTCAAAGTCAAAAAGGAAGCCGCTGAAACCGCTGCATTGCTGAAAAAGCTTGAGCATAACAAAGAATATTTTGTTGCAGCAGGAAAACACGCTGCTATTGTCAGAAACACTGAAAACGGGCTTGAGTACTTAGAGCTCCAGTCGAGAATGCAAAATGGCTGGACATCGTTCAACAAGTATGGCTCGACTGTTGCGACACTCCAAGAGCGTTTCAAGTGTCGCAAAACAGTTGACAGGTCGTTCGGAATGGTGTGGGAAAAATCAGTTATTATAATAGACACAGATTCATTTACAGATAGCGACGATTTTCAACATATACTTGGATACATAAACACCGCTGTTGATAAGCAGGAAAAGGGGTTGAGTGGTAATGTCAAATAGATGGTACAAAGAAGAAGATACTGATGTTATTTGGTGGAAAGATGATCCGAGCACTATTGGAGAGTTTGTATTCAGCTTTGACAAAACCACTGAATTTAATATGTTCCGTGATTATCCTTATAAATTAACAAAAGAGCAGAAACAGATTTTTGACAAAGAAAATCCCGAATGGGCAGATTTCTTTAAAGACAGAAAATAAATTTTTACCGCTCCGCTGCGGCGAGGCGGTATTTTTATACCCAAAATCAGAAAGGACGGATATTATGGCACTTGACCGGGATACAATATGGCAGCTGCGGAGAGCTAAGAGTGATATTGAGAACATCAGAACTGAAATTCAGAAGATAAAGGATAATGCTGATTATGTTGCGGCACTGATACGCTGTGAAAGGTCATTGAGTATAGTTTTATCCAATGCTGAAAAGGTCAAATCGACAAAGTAAATATCAAACCAAGCACCTTAACGGGTGCTTTTTTTAGTACCCGAAAAAAGGAGGTAATTCCCTATTGAGGATAAGAAAATCGGCAGGCAGACCCCCACCATATCGGTAGTGTTGCCATATGAGCAGACCAAAGGCGATGAGGCTATCACAATGTACAACAAATCGGGGCGCACCGCACAGGAATGGCAGGAGCTAATGCTTTATGACATCATGGCAGTGGACGATGAGGGATTGTGGAAACACATGAAGTTCGGCTGGTCGATACCAAGACGTAACGGCAAGTCGGAGCTGCTTATTATGCGTGCTATCTATGGTCTGCAAAATGGCGAGCGTGTTCTTTACACCGCCCACCGAACTACAACATCACATTCGGCATGGGAGAAGATAATCGACCGTATCACAAAAATGGGTTTTCTTGAAAAAGAGGACTTCAAGACCGCAAAGCAGTTTGGTCTTGAGTGCATCAAGTGGCTCAAGGGTGATGGAATTATTAATTTCCGCACACGTTCATCAAAGGGCGGACTTGGTGAAGGCTATGACCTGCTTGTCATCGACGAGGCACAGGAATACACCACTGACCAAGAAACAGCCCTAAAATATGTCGTTACAGACAGCCAAAATCCTCAGACGTTGATGTGTGGAACACCTCCAACAATGGTGTCTGCCGGCACAGTTTTCACAAAATACCGACAGAAGACGATATCGGGCAAAGGCGGTGACGACGGCTGGGCTGAATGGTCCGTACCAAAACTAACGAACGCACATGACCCTGAACTGTGGTATGCCACTAACCCGTCTTTAGGCACTATCCTCACCGAACGTAAGATACGCTCTGAGCTTGGCGACCCGAAAGACGACCAGGTTGACGATAACATTCAGCGTTTAGGTTTGTGGCTGACCTATAATCAGAAATCGGCTATCAGCAAAGGAGAGTGGCAGGCACTTTGTATCACTGGCAAGCCCAATATCAGCAGAGAACTGTTTTTCGGCATTAAGTATGCAAAGGTCACGGATAACGTATCTTTGGCTGTCGCTGCAAAAACAACCGACGGCAAGATATTTGTCGAGGCTATTGACTGCCGCCCTGTAAGAGAGGGAAACGGCTGGATAATCGCATATCTGCGCAATCCGCATATGCGTGAAACTGTCATTGACGGCGCAAACGGACAGTCTTTGCTTGCGGCAGATATGAAGAACGCAGGTATCAAGCGCAAGCCTATCCTGCCGAAAGTCGCTGATGTGATCACTTCGTCAGCAGGTTTTGAACGAGGAGTATTCGCACAGAATATTTCTCACGCAGATCAGCCGTCCCTTGAACAAGTCATTGCAAACTGTGAGCACAGAGCTATAAGCTCAGGCGGAGGTTTTGGCTATACCTCAATTCTTGAGGGTGCTGACATATCACTGCTTGAGGCGGTGGTGCTTGCTCACTGGGCGTGTGCAAATTCATCAGATAAAAAGAAAGTACAGAAAATAAGCTGGTAACAGCTTGTTATATATCACCTACACCGCAGGGTAAAGCGGGGAAAGGAAACACTATGGCAGAATTTGAAGCTATAACAACACAGGAAGCCTTCGACAATGCGATAAAGGCAAGGCTCGACCGCAACACGGACACAGTCAAGAAACAGTTTGAGGGTTACATTTCCCCTGACGACTTCAAGACAAAGACAGCCGACCTTAACAGCAAGATCACCGACCTTACAGGCAAGCTTGCGGAAAAGGACACCGCTATCGCAGACCTTACGGCTAAGAACAAGGCATACGAGACCAGCTCGGTAAAAATGAGAATCGCCCACGAAAACGGTATCCCTTATGAGCTTGCAGACAAGCTTTCAGGAGACACAGAAGAAGCTATCAAAAAGGACGCTGAAACATTTGCAAAGTTTATCGGCAAAAAGCAGACAGCACCTCTTGGCAGCACAGAACATGATCACGCAGACGGCAAGAATGCGGCATATAAGTCGCTGCTTGCAAGTCTCACAAAGTAAAGAAAGGAAGTAATATTTATGCCAGACATTCTCTCAAAGGGCTCAAAGTTCGACCCTGTACTCGTTAAAGAACTTTTCGACAAGGTAAAGGGCAAGTCCTCATTGGCAGCTCTTTGTGGTCAGACACCTATCCCGTTCAACGGGCAGAAAGAGTTCATCTTCACAATGGATGATGAAGTTGATCTTGTTGCTGAAAACGGCAAAATGACAAGGGGCAGTGTTTCGCTTGACCCTGTTATAATCGTACCTGTAAAGATCGAATACGGCGCACGAATTTCAGACGAATTTCTCTATGCAGCTGAGGAAGAGCAGATAGAAACTCTGAGAAATTTCTCCGACGGCTTTGCAAAAAAGACTGCAAGAGGTCTTGACATTATGGCTTTTCACGGAGTTAATCCGAGAGCCAAGACAGCTTCTACACTTATCGGCACGAACCATTTTGACAACGGCGTAACTGTGATAAAGCAGGACAGCAAGACGCCAAAGACACCCGACGCTCTTATTGAGGAGGCTATCGCTGCAGTGCAAGGCAACGAGTACGATATCTCAGGTCTTACAATGGCTCCGTCATTCAGAGCTGACCTTGCAAAAATGGTGGACACAAGCGGCAGAAAGATATATCCTGAACTTGCGTGGGGCAATGCGCCGTCACAGATGAACGGCATTCAGACTGTAACAAATAATACAGTTTCATTCAATTCCAGCAAAGACCTTGCTATCGTGGGCGACTTTTCAACGTTCAAGTGGGGCTACTCAAAGGAAATTCCGCTTGAGATCATTGAATACGGCGACCCTGACAATAGTGGACAGGATCTCAAGGGCTGCGGTCAGGTATACATCAGAGCCAAAGCATATATCGGCTGGGGTATCATGGACAAGTCCGCATTTGCTGTCATTCAGTCAGCTGCTGAATAAGGGGGCGGCATAAATGGCGGCAGAGTACGCAACTATCGAAGACGTTATAAAGCTTGGTCGAAAGCTCACGGCTGAGGAGCAGGAAAAGGCGGCGGCTCTGCTGCCTGTCGCCTGCGCAAAGCTTTCGACTGCCTGCAAGAAATATGGCAAAGATCTTGACATTATGATAGCTGATGAACCTGACGTAGAACTTGTGGCAAAAGATATCATAGTTCGTGCCACGCTGAGAGCTGTAGACACCATTGCGGACAGCTCTCCTGCGACTTCGCAGGCTTCACAATCGGCTATGGGCTACTCGGTATCAATGACCTATCTCAACGCAGGACAGCAGTTATACTTTCTCAGAAATGAGTTGAAAGAGCTGGGCGTTATGAGGCAGAGATACGGTGCAATGGAGGTATATGATGTATGAGATTAAATATCAAAGGCATACCTGTTAAGCTTTCTGTAAGAACGCAGACAGGTATTGACGACTTCAACAGACCTACATATGAGGTATCTCAGGAAGTTGTCGAAAACGTGCTTGTGGGCGAGCCGTCCGCAGAGGACGTTGTAAACGAGCTTAACTTATCGGGCAAACGCATAGCTTACACTCTTGCAATACCAAAAGGAGATACACACGTTTGGGAAGACACAGAGGTTGAGTTCTTCGACAGAAAATTCCGCACCATAGGGATCCCAACAGAAGGCATTGAAGAAAATTTGCCGCTCAGTTGGAACAAGAAGGTAAAGGTGGAACGCTATGAGTAAAGTTAAGATAGAACTTGACCATAACGCAGTTGCGGCGTTTCTCTGCTCTGCACCTGTTGAAAACATGGTAAAGGGCTATGCTGACAGAGCCGTTCAACGTCTTGGCACGGGGCATAAAGCGTATACTATCACATGGACAAGATACCCGAAAATGCGCCGTAAGGTCGCTATCGTCAAGGCTAAGACAAAGAAGGCTCAGCGTGCTAATCTTAGAGATAACACGCTTTTGAAGGCGGTGCTTGGCAAGTGATAGAGAAGATAATTCTTGACTGGCTGGGGGCAAAGCTTAGCGTTTCGGCTTATCTCGAAGAACCTAAAAACCCACCAAAAGAGTATGTGCTTATCGACAAACTAGGCTCGGCAGAGAATGATTTTATCACCTCTGCCACCATAGCCGTTCAGAGCTACTCAGCAAGCCTATACGGGGCGGCAGAGCTTAATGCAAAAGTTAAAAAGGCTATGTCTGAAAGCGTGTCACAGGGCAATATATGTCGCTGTGCGTGCACGTCAGACTACAACTATACAGACACAGAAACGAAGAGATACCGCTATCAGGCGGTATTCGATGTAACCTACTACGAGGAGTGATAATACTATGGCAAACAACAAAGATAACGTATCAACAGGCAAGCCAAAGGTAGGCGGAGCGGTTTTCACAGCGGTCACAGGATCTACACTGCCGACGGATGCAACAACAGCACTTGACGCAGCGTTCAAAAGTCTGGGCTACTGCTCAGAGGACGGAGTAACAAACAGTTCTGGCATTTCTACTGAGAATATAAAGGCCTGGGGTGGAGATATCGTGGACACACCGCAGACAGAAAAGACGGACACTTTCAAGGTCAAACTGATAGAGTGTACCAATACAGATGTGCTGAAAACTGTCTACAATGGCAGCAACGTTTCGGGCGACCTTGACACTGGCCTGACTATCAAGGTAAACAGCGCAGAGCATGAAGATCAGGCGTTCGTATTTGATATGATACTGAAAAATAACGTACTGAAAAGAGTGGTCGTTCCGTTCGGCAAGGTGACGGAGATATCTGATATCACCTATAAGGACAACGAGGCTATCGGCTATGAGCTGACTATCACAGCCACACCTGATGAGAACGGCAACACACACTATGAGTATATGAAGAAGGGGGAATAACCTATGCTGACAGGTAAGACAGAGAGCGGTTTTGAGTTTGAGATAGAGGAGAAGACCCTTGACGACTATGAGTTTATCGAAGCTGTCGGTAAGTGTGAACAGGGCGACCCTCTCGCATATGTCAAGGTAGTTGACGCCGCTCTAGGAAGCAAGAAAGAAAAAGCTTTTGCGAAGATAAGAGAAAAGTGCGGCTATGTATCGGCTAAAGAGATAACAAAGTTGATCGTGGAGATCTTCCAGACACCTAAGACAAAAAACTCCTAGTCCTTGCCGCTGTCATGGAGCGCTATCCTGATGAGTTTGATTGCGATATGGCGCAGTATTATCACATATACGACTTTAAGTCGCTGCCTGCACGAAAGGTGGCGACTTTTCTTTGTGGTCTTGACAGTTCATCACGGGTCAAGCGCAAGCTCAACGGAGTTGGCGGTTCGTTCTCTGAGATACTGCTTGCACTGATATTTGACCGCCTGCAATGGATATGTTGGTCGCAGACAAAGGACGGACAAAGAGGCATGAACGTACCGCAGTCCATAGCTGAAAAGCTTATAGGCAAAAACGAGAGCGACAGTGAGATAACAGCGTTCCGAAGCGGTGAGGATTATGAGGAAGCAAGAAGAAAAATCTTAGGAAAGGAGGGCTAACATGGCAGAAGAAAACGGCACACAGCTAGGCAAGGCATATGTGCAGATAGTTCCGTCTATGCAAGGGCTTGCGTCAGAACTGCGAAGAGCGTTCGGGGATAGTATGCCCGATGGTCACAAGTTTGGAAGTTCTCTTGGCGGCAAGGTCGTTTCAGGTTTTGGAAGCACTATCAAAAAGGGCTTTGCACTTGCCGCAAAAGCTGGTATAGCAACTATATCGGCAGCAAGTGCAGGCATAGGTGCTATAGTCAAAAGCTCTGCGAGCGCATATGCGGACTATGAGCAGAACATAGGTGGTGTCGAAACGCTATTCAAGGATAACGCCGATACTATCGTAAAGTACGCCAGTGAGGCATACAAGACCGCAGGAATATCGGCTAATGACTATATGCAGAACGTCACAAGCTTTTCTGCGTCACTTCTGCAAGGCTTGGGCGGTGATACAGCTCAGGCGGCTAAGATAGCCAATGAAGCAATGGTGGATATGTCGGACAATGCCAATAAAATGGGTACTGACATATCTTCTATCCAGAACGCTTATCAGGGCTTTGCAAAGCAAAATTACACCATGCTCGATAACTTAAAGCTCGGCTATGGCGGCACACAGTCGGAAATGGCAAGGCTCATCAACGATTCAGGTGTGCTCGGAGATTCAATAAAAGTCAATGAAAAGACCGTCAACAGCGTGTCATTTGACAAAATGATAGAGGCTATCCACAAGGTACAGACCGACCTTGACATCACCGGCACAACTTCAAAGGAAGCGGCAACAACAGTTTCCGGCTCTCTTGGTTCTGTGAAAGCAGCGTGGGCAAACCTTATGGCAGGAATGGGCGACAAAAACGCTGACCTGAAAAATCTTATCAAGGAAATGGTAAGTACAGTAAAAACCTTTGCAAAGAACATTCTGCCTGTCATAAAGCAGGCTCTTTCAGGGGTCACAACGCTTATAAGTGAGCTGGCTCCTGACATAGCGGCCGAGCTTCCACAGCTTGTGAGCGACCTGCTTCCGCAACTTATAGAAGCAGGCACACAGATATTTCAGGCGCTTGTGAAAGGCATTTCTGATAATATCGGCACGATAACGCAGGCGGCCATAACAGCCATTACAACTATCGCAACAGCACTTATACAGAACACAGGTCCTCTTGTGCAGTCGTTGGCAACTATCATAACCACTATAGCACAGGCTTTGCCGACGATTTTACCAGACCTTATCAATGCTATTGTTGAACAGATACCCACAGTTATACAGGCTGTTATAGATTGTATGCCTGCAATAATTGACGGCACGATACAGATAGTGACCGCTATTGCAGAAGCACTTGTGGATAACATAGATCTTATCATAGACGGCGCAGTGCAGATCATAGATGCACTTGCAATGTCACTTTCAGATAGTGATACAGCGGCAAAGCTTACTCAATCGGCGCTTGAAATAATCGGCACGCTTACGATGGAACTTCTGAAAAATCTCCCTGATATCCTTGCCGACGGCATACTTATAGCGGTCGAACTCATTAAGGGCATCGCACAAGGTATGGTGGACTATTTTGCACCTGTATCAGACGCTTTGTCTGATATGCTTATCGACCTTACAGACTGGTTTTCACGAAAGTGGAACGACTTCAAAGAATGGGGTTCAGATATGATACAGGCGTTCATAGACGGCATCAAAGAAAAGTGGCAGAGCCTTAAAGACACTGTATGTGACGTAGCCTCAAGCGTTAAGGACTTTCTCGGCTTTTCCGAACCTGACAAGGGCCCTCTTTCAAACTTCCACACTTTTGCACCTGATATGATGGACCTGTTTGCAAAGGGCATAGCGGACAACGAGGACACTATCACCATGCAGTTCAACAGGTCACTGCAACCACTTATGGATACGGATATCATATCGCCAAGCTTTTCGGCACTCCCCGAAAAGAGTGTGAATAATAGCGGTAACGATACCATGAACAAGATCATCGCCCTCCTAGAAACCTACTTCCCACAGCTTGCACAGCAAGGAAACATTTATCTTGACGGCGATAAGCTCACTTCAAAAGTGGACGGAAAACTAGGCGAGAGGATCACAAGCAACGAAAGGAGGCTTGCAAGTGTCTAATGAATATATAGAGTTTGGCGGCAGAAAGTCTACCGATTTCTATTTGGTTATCCAAAAGGACGGCGTTCAGATATCTCAGCCGGAGGAAAACAGGATAGAAGCCACTTTGCCGTTTATGAACGGCTTTTATGACTTCTCGAAAATGGCAGGCGAGCGCACTTACAAACAGCGTGATATCACGATAAAATTCAGCCTTTCTGCAAAAGATGAAAACGAACTTTACCGCCGCAAGTGTGATGTTGTCCGCTGGCTCAGTGGAGCAAAGGGTGAGCTGAGGATAAGCTTTCTGACAGACTATCACTTTGTGGGGGCAACGGCGGTGTTTGATACCTCCGCATTTGAATTCACTTCACGGCGCACCGCTGATCTGACAGTGAACTTCAAAACGTATCCTTTCCTACGTTCTGATGATTACTCAGACATCGGATTTGACGACTTCAACTTTGAAACCGACTGTCTAAATTTAACGAATATATCGCTGACGGCGGTCAAGCAGACACGATACGCCCCTCCTGCGACCCTGAAAGTCTATTCATATGCTGATAGACCCATACGCCCACGCCTTTCTTATAAGCGCTCAGAGGACGATGCAAAGAGTGTGGGCTTCACCTATTTTGCACTCAACGACCAAGAGATAAGTGCAAGTGTATACCGCAACACGGAGAAAGAATTCGACCTTGACGAGCTGACTTTACAGCCTGGTGTGAATACTCTTGCGGCTTATGGCTTCGGCACACTCACGCTCAAACTTTACGAGGAGGCACTCTGATGTTCATAGTAACGATAACAAACGGAGCTGAAAACACTATCATACACAGCGACGGCACAGACCGCATATCGGGTGGCAAGATAGCAAAGACTATCAATGCTGTTGATAGTTTCAGTTTTACCATATATCCGAACAATGCAGGGTATGACCTTTTGAAACCACTGACAACATCGGTCAAGGTCTATGATGAAAGTACTGACAAGGACATTTTTATAGGCAGGGTCTTGAAGTGTCCTGACAGCATGGACGAGAGAGGTCTGATATGCCGTAAAGTCACCTGTGAGGGGCGTTTAGGCTGGCTATATGACAGTGTTCAGCCATATGTTGAATACAAAATGGTAGGTATATCAACAGTGCTTTCTTCGTTCTTGTCAAAGCACAATTCTCAGGTGGGTGCAGATAAGCGTATAGAGCTGGGACAGGTCACTGTGACAGCAAGCAACAACTACACATATACTGCAAATTGGGACAAGACAATGAACGTCATTGCCGACAAGCTTATAGGAAAATTCGGTGGTGAGATACAGCTTCGTGATAAAGATGGCAAGGTATATCTTGACTATTTGGAGAACATAGGACACGGCACTGACACTACCATAGAACTTGCGGTCAACCTTAAAACCATATCACGAGAAGTCGATGAAACGGCGGTCATAACACGTCTTTACCCTCTCGGTGCAAAGCTGACCGACAGCGAAAAGCGGTTGACTATCGGCACTGTGAATGGTGGCAAGGACTACATAGAAGACAGTTCTTTGGTTGCAAAGTACGGCGTTATAAGCGGTACGCAGATATGGGATGACGTTACCCTTGCGAGCAATCTTCTCGGCAAGGGTAAGGAGTATCTTAAATCTGTCAATCGTGCGAAAGTGCAGTATCAAATAACAGCACTTGACCTTTCAAGAAGAGGCAAGCACATTGAGCAGTTTGAACTCGGCTGTTGGTACAGAGTAAAAAATAGCCTTATGAATATAGACGAAGACTTGCGCATCGTGGGCATATCCATAGACCTTGACAATCCGCAGCAGGCTTCACAGTTAACCTTCGGTGACCGATTTGAAACGCTTTCGGGCTTTATGACAGCGAAAACACAAAGCCTGCAATCTGCTATAGATAACTCAGAGTTTAGGAACAGACAGGTCATAGACAGCAAAATTGAAAATGCCACAAAACTGATTACGGGCGCAGAGGGCGGACACGTCATTCTTGACCCATCCGAGAAACCTGAACGCATTCTGATTATGGATACGGCTGATATAAATACCTGTAAATCCTGCATTCAATTAAACAAAAACGGACTAGGTTTTTGGAAATCATCGGACGGCGGTTCTGCAAAAGACGGACCGTACACAAATGCGTGGACCATCGACGGAAATTTGGTGGCTAGTTTTATAACCGCCCTGACCCTGACAGGGTTGAAAATCAACAACGGTAGCGGAACATTCAAAGTGGACGAGAACGGTAACGTTATCGCCAATAGGCTGTCGTCGAAATCGGCAACTATCACAGGCGGAACGATAAATATAAAAACGTCTAGCCAGAATACCAGTGTAATTCAGTTATCCCATAATGAATGGACGCTGAAAATCAGTCCGCTGGAGATACGCATTGATAACAGCACGATAGGCGGTCATATCGTCCTGCAGGCTGGTGCTATGTCAGGCTACTGGAATGACGAATTAAAATTTTCACTAGATACAAATAGTGGTAATATTTCAACGTACACAGACAGCGGAAAAAAAGTATTTACAGTTGATACCAATAACAGGGCGATGTACCTGTATAACGAAAATGAAAAAACCGCAGTGCAGTGCTACGGCAAAACAGGTGATATCATGTGTAACAGCGTTACCACAAAAAACCACACACTAGACTAGGAGGGATAAAATGGCGAATAATGTTGATTTGGCAGCAGCAATCGAAACTGTCCGAAACGCATTTTACGGCCGTGATGTCCGTCAGGCGTTGGTTGACGCACTAACGGCAACAGAACAGGCAGTAAATGACCTAAACCAGAATAAAATAAAAAGCGGTACAATTGAATACACGTTGGAAAAGGCAGCTTCAAGCGTGCAGATACCGTTGAATTTGGATTTTACGCCAAAGCAGATATGCGTGTCGCTGAGGGATATCGGCACACCTAGTCCATTTCAGAACTACTGTACCCATGTGCAGGTGTACAAGGGCGCATATTTTGCAGTAATCTGCATGGGTCCTAGCAATGGCGCAACCACGGTCAACGTGCCTGCAGGAACGTACAGCATTGACTACATAGCAATCGTATAGGGGGTGCAGAAATGGTAATCAGACTAGACGAAAATTACAACGCAATGACATCAACAGCCCTACTGGGCTATGTTGGTGAAACTAATGCTAGACCCATATCGGTCGAGGGCATGGAGATAGACGGTGCAGACCGCTATGTGCTGACTATCGACTATGGCGACGGTGTGACGTATGAGGTCGATATCACAGGCGGACAGTGGACGCCTACCGCAGATATCTTACGTTCAGCGCAGACAGTCAGCTGTCAGATAGCAGCGAAGAAGCTGTCAGAGCAGGAATATATCCTGCTGAAAAAATCACGCATATTCAGATTGCGAATAGGTGCGGCTATCGGCAATAATGCAGTACCGTCACCTGATGTGGCTATGGACGCACTAGACCGCATAGATGCCATAGGCAGGCAGGCGCACGCAGATATGCAGACAGCCGTCACCGCCGCAGACACGGCAACTACGGCGGTAGAGAACGCAAAAAAATCTGCCACAGCCGCAGAGAAATCAGCCAATACCGCAGTGCAGGCGGCAAGCCGTGCCGAAACCGCAAAGACATCTGCTGAAACGTCTGCAACGCAGGCAGAAACCGCCATGCAGGGTGCAGAAACCGCACGTCAGCAGGCGGTCACTGCACAGAACGCTGCTAAAATATCCGCAGCGCAGGCATCAGCGGCAGCACAGCAAACCGAAGCCGACAAGACCATAACGGCAGGCTACGCTAAAACCGCCAAGACCTGCGCTGACAGCACTACGGCAGACAGGCAGGCGGTGCAGGATATGGCTGAACAGGTCACAGCTGATAAGGCTACAGTGGCAGAAAACGCCACTAAGGTCGCAGAGGACCGCACAGCCGCTGAAACCGCCGCACAGACAGCACAATCCGTGGCTGACAGTTTGCCAGATGATTATGTGACTGCAGTTGCAAAGATTGCCGAGAATACAGCTGATATATCTAACATAAAGCTGACGGACAAGGAACTGACAAGGCGTGTAAATGCGTTGTATGACATGGGCAACGGCATAACACATAAATTTGAAACCGATACAGATACGGCATATGCAAAGACAGTGCCTACAGGGGCAAAGCTGATGAGCGTGAAAAATATTGGTGGCAGGTCGATCATATTTAACCAAAATTTTCAACCAAGAAAAGAAATCAACAATGGCATTACTGCAACCGCTGATTCTGACGGAACAATTACCTTGAATGGAACTACAACAGCATCATACATCAATTTTAGAGATGTCACGCCCGAGCAGAACAAGATAGGAAAATATGCATTCAAACTGCTGATTCTGAACAATCCTGACAGCATAAGTATGAAATTCGGTTTTCTGAATCGAAGCAATTCAACCCCTGCAATTACCAGTGGCTCATCAACTGCGATTTATAATCAGACACAACATGAAATTTCACTAGGCAAGGCTACTGGAGCTAGTGGTTTTGCGGTCGGCACAGTTTTCAATGATGTTAAAATTAAAATTCAGGTTTTTGATTTAACCCAAATGTTTGGTGCAGGCAACGAGCCTGCAAGCGTGGAAGAATTTGAGAAAATGTTCCCTGCGGACTACTATCCATATAATGCAGGTGAGATTATTAGTGCAGGCACGGAAGAGGTCTCTGTGGGCGATACCACTCACCAAATCCCCGAAGCTATCAAGGCACTGCCTGGCTACGGCTGGTCGGCAGGAACGGCTAAGAACTATGTTGATTATGAAAATAAACGATACGTTCAGTGCGTGAGCAGCGTTGATTTAGGAACGCTGGATTGGACAAGTGGTGAATCTGTGTCATTTAAAACACATCATTTAGCTGGGCAAAAATTGACAAAAAGCTATGGCATTGCACCAAACTTCATATGTCCAAGATATTCGACAAAAACGCAAAATGAATCGTGGGGCAAAACCAATATAACAGGCATATCAGCTACCTCGAACGTTAACGGGTATATCTATGTCAACGATACGTCCTACACCGACGCCGCAGCGTTCAAGCAGGCAATGTCAGGTGTAATGCTGTATTACGAATTGGAATCCCCAATCGTCACCGATATTTCAACCCTGATTGACGATGATTTCCTGCGAAATATTGAGGTTGAATCGGGCGGTTCAGTGACATTCAAAAACAGTAATGGCGACAGCTATCGCATACCAGTCCCGAACGAAGAAGAATATGTGGTCAAACTGTCAGAGATAGGAGGTAGCGTATGACAGAATTGCAGAAGAAAATGGCTGACAAGCTGGGGTTGACCCCTGATGATTTTCAGCCGAAGAAAGCCACAAAGGTGGACGAACTAGAAGCACAGGTGCTATACACTGCGCTGATGACCGACACTTTGATTGAGGAGGACAAGGACAATGTATAGGAAAGTCAAACGTTTGTACGATTTAGGGCTGTACACCGCTGGACAGGTCAAGGATTTTGCTGACAGGGGCAAGATAACCCCTGAGCAGTACGAGGAAATCACAGGACAGAAGTATGAAAGTGAGGTGAGTGAATGAAATACATAATCATGTTGATAATCGTGATAGGGCTTGCACTGGCTGATTTTGCCACAGGCTGGATAAAAGCCTACTGCAAGGGCGACGTCCGTTCATCGAAAATGCGAAAAGGCGGTCTGAATAAATTGGCCGAAATAGTTATAATGGGAGTGGCTATCGGTTCGGAAATAGGTTTCGAACAGCTAGGTCACTACTACGGACATAGCGAACTGGCAGGCATTGCAGGCACTATAACCGCACTAGCTGTTTTCGGCTATATTTTTGCTATGGAGATAGTTTCTATACTGGAAAACTATGGGGAGATTAACCCACAAGCCAGTTGGATAAATAAAATTGTGGCAAAGTTTGGTATTTTTAAAGATAAAGAGGATTAATTATGGCTATGACATTTGACGAATTTGTAAAGAAATACAAAGGCAAGGGCATTAATTTCGATAAGGCATATGGTGTGCAGTGTTTTGACCTGGCGAACCAGTACAACCGTGATGTTATCGGCTGCGGTATGTTCACAGGTCTGTATGCTAGGCAGATTTACGAAGATTTCGACAGGCAGGCGGTCAAGGGCTATTTTACCAGAATAAAGAACACTCTATCGTTTGTGCCGAAAAAGGGTGACATCGTGGTATGGGGCGGCAGTCTGAACGGCGGTATCGGTCACGTTGCCATAGCCACAGGCGAAGGTAACACAAAATATTTCTACAGCTACGATCAGAACTGGACAGGCAGGAACGATCCATGTACAAAAATCAAACACAATTACAACCATGTTCTTGGCGTTCTGAGACCGAAAAATCAGAACGCTATCAATCCGCCCGCACTTGACGCCAAGGGCTATAAGAAAGGCGCAAGCACAGACGGGTCGTATGCCCTGAAACAGTTGCTAATCCTTGATGGTGCAAAGCTGGACGATAATGCCGTCATTGGCAAGGGCACTGTATCCGCTATCAACGCACGTCTGAAAGGTTGGGGCTATAAACCGAACGGCATAGCAGGCAGAAAATTCATCAAGAAACTGCGTGAAAAAATCAAGAAATAGTCGCATAAATTTAGCCGCCAGAGCGTTTGCCCTGGCGGCTTTTTTTATTCTTTATACAATCCGCGCAGAGCGGATATAGTGGCTATTTTTCTTCGACTGCCTTTGCCTTTTCTGCTGTTTTTGCAGGTTGGTGAGATTATCGCCCCAGCCTATCACTGACTAGCCATACCATGTTGTACCCGATTTTCCTTTAATGGTATTTCTCTTCGCAGTGCCGAATCCGTGACAAATGCGGTCAACGAATTCTGAATCATCTGCCACATTTTCAAAGCAAAATTTCAACGTGTGCAAAGTTCGTGTCATATTTCGTGTCATATATTTATCATTTTAAATGATATTTTATCATTTTTACGCATATTTTAACATTTTAAGGCATAAAGAAAACCGCCTATCTACGCCATTTGACGTAAACAAGCGGTTTCGTACTGGTCGAGGTGACGGGACTTGAACCCACGGCCTCTGCGTCCCGAACGCAACGCTCTACCAAACTGAGCCACACCTCGAAATACCACTGTAATATTATATCACACCCATCAAACCTTGTCAAGGTGTTTTTTTCTGTTTTGTATCCTCTTTGCTCTTTTTACTGCGTTGACCTTTGGTGTATGACGAATTTATTGAAATCATTCTCATTGTAACTTATTTTCATTGACATACGCCTTGCGTTGTGATATTATATATATAAAGGTGTTCTCGTTTAAAAGTTTTTGTATGAGGTGATGAAATTGATGAATATGAAGAAAAGAATGTTGAGCATTGTCCTGTCTGGCGCAATGGCTGTTTCTACTGCTGTGTCTGCTGGATCGTTCAGTGCCTTTGCCGTGGCGCAATGTGTTGCGTATTCAGGCTCTAATGTGAATGATCAGGACTATGTGCAATGGTCTGACACAGTGAAATCTTACCTGACAGTGTGCGATAACGGCAATTATATGCGTGTCCAGTCAGGCGCTATCAAGGGCAAGCTCCTTGTGGAATATTACAGCTCTGATTTTGAACCGCTCAGCACTAAGCTTATCGACAACGAGCTGCCTATCTTTGGTGCTTTCTATGACTCCGGCAATAATTATTATGTCCTTAGCGGTCAGGAAAATCCGAAACAAAACGACTCCCTCGAGGTTTTCCGTATCACAAAGTATGACAAGAATTGGAACAAAATAAAGTCCTGCGGTCTGTATGGCGCTAACACTACAGTTCCATTCGATGCAGGCTCGGCAAGAATGACCCACAGCGGTGACCACCTGCTTGTCAGAACTTGCCACGAGATGTATAAGTCAAGCGACGGCAATAATCATCAGTCTAACGTTACCATTGAAGTGGATATGCCTTCAATGACTATCACTGATTCGTATACCGGCATCATGAACGTTGATTATGGCTATGTGAGCCACTCATTCAATCAGTTTATAAAAACTGACGGCAACCATATAGTCGCCCTCGACCATGGTGACGCTCATCCACGTTCTGCCGTTCTGGTGAAGTATAATTCTGATTTTACTACAGGCAAATTCTTCCCAAGCTATTTTGAACAGGTCAGCAATATCGACGTTGTAACATACCCTGAATATACCTCCGGTCACTATAACTATACAGGTGCGGCTATAGGCGGCTTTGATGTGTCATCATCAAGCTATATCGTGGCACAGAGTACAGTTGACCTTGATTATATCAATACGTCAGAAACACGAAACGTTTATGTTTCCGCTGTTTCAAAGGACCTTTCCACAAACAAGCTCAATAAGATAACTTCTTATGCAGAGGGTACAGACTCGGCTTCTGCTCCACAGCTTGTGAAGATAAATGATAACAGCTTTTTGCTGTTGTGGTCCAGAGATACAAAGGTAAGCTGTGTGAAGCTAAACGCTGACGGCACAGTAAACGGTAGTATACACACCTTTGAGGGAAGCCTTTCAGATTGCCAGCCTGTTATCAAAAACGGCAGAGCAGTATGGTATGTTTACGATAAAAATAACGTGACCTTCAACTCCCTGAACCTTTCAAATCTTGACGATATAAAGACGGTTGACGTCAAAACAGGCCATGACTATGAAACAAAGTACGCATCAAAAACTGACGGCACTGTAACACAGACCTGTAAGTCTTGCGGTTATGTGAATAAGTTCACAGTTCCGACCTCTACCACTGTTTATTGGCGCACAGACATTTCGAATACGACCTTTTCAAGCGTATTAAGCAAAACTCAGTTCAGTGTGGGCGACAGCATTGATTTCTGGCTTTATGACAATACAGACTACACAGTTGAATTTTCTGATCGCAGTATGGTAAGTGTAAATAAGCTTGAAAACTATGCTAATGATATCAGACGTATCACATTCAAAAACGGCGGTTCACTCACTGTAAAAATTTATCCTACATACAATCCGTCTGTAGCAAAGACATACAAACTCACCTGCGGATGCACGAGCCACACATATGGCAGTGCTGTTATCACAAAACAGCCGACCTGCACATCAGAGGGTACAAAAACAAAGACTTGCACAAAGTGCAATGCGACAGTTACAGAAACTATACCAAAGACTTCACACAAATATGCTGACACAGTTGTTGCACCTACTTGCACT